TCCGCCGCCTGGCGCTCGGCCTCCGCCTGCGCCTCAAAGTAGTTGCGCGCAGCAAGGTACGTATCGTTGTAGGCCGGGGTATCCACCGCCGACACGTCAGCGATACGACCAAACTTGATGATGGTACGGGTCCGGGTCTCCCGGTCGTACTTGTCCTCCTTGACGGTGAAAGCAAAGGACATCTTGTCGATGTCGCCCCGCTTGATCAGCTCGTAGAGGTCACGGCCGGCCGTGGTGTTGGCAAGGCGGGCCCGGATCAGGAGCCCCTTGTCGTCAGGGAGCAACTCCAGCGTCTTGTTCCGGGTGCGGGCCATAATCATCACGCTCTGGGCGTGGTTGTAGCGGAAAGGCACGTCCCGCAAATCGGCGCCATCCAAGGCGCCCCGGGCGATGACCTCGTAGTACTTCCGCCCATCGACCTCAAAGAGAACGGTCGGGCTGTCGTAGACAACGGCCCGCCCTTCCACCAGCATTTCACCGTCACTCGCCTGATCTAGCGCCCTGAGCTCCGCTAGTCGGATCTCCTTCTGCGCCTTCTCCACCTTCGGTTCCGTTGCCACCCGTGTCGCCCCCCTTTTCGTTGTTGTCCTCGTCCGTCGGCCGAGTGTCCAGCCGGCGGATTGGCTTGTCGCCGCCCTCTACCGGCGCCAGGTTTAGTGCCTCACGCCACTCGTTCGGCGTCAGGGCGCCGCGGTCCACCATCTCACGCAGGTTCAGCTTCGTCGTCATGCTGGCGTACTGGAGGCGGTTGGCCTCGAAGATGATCTCGTTGCCATGGCCCAGCTCCCTTGGTGTGAACAGCTTGCTGGTGAACTCAAGGCTCATCTGCACCGCCAGCGGCTCGATGGTGGACTCGTAGAACGCGTTCCACTGGTCCTCGTCGTAGTCGCCCTTGACGATCGCCTCGGAGACGCCGAAGTACCGGAATACAGCGTCCCTCAGCTCCTTCATCTGCGCCGCGTTGACCACCACGGGCTGGGTCTTCAGTTCCTGATACTCCGCCTTGCTGTCCAGGGCCGCCACGCCGCCGCTATTCTGGACGGTCATGTACTGCTGGACGAACCGCTGCCTGGCAGCCTCGATATCGGCGTCCTTCAGAAGACCTTGGAACTTGAGGATGCCTCGCAGGTGGGCCGAGGTCTTGACGGCCTCGGCAAGGCCCTCGTTCGTGGTGTGGATGGCCGACAGGGTGGCGTTGATCGGCGTGTTGGGTTCACTGAGCAGGTCGTTGCTGTAGTAGTGCCGCCTAAGATGAATGACCTCGGAGTAGGGCAGCACCACCTGGCCCCCGTCTGCGAAGTGGAACTTGACATAGATGGTACGGCTGTCGTCCTCCAGGAACTCCGCAAGCACGCAGTTGATGGGCCAAATTGCGACGAGGTTGGGCCCATCCCACTGGGGATAAGCGAACGCATCGTTGTCGATTGCCCAGGTGGTGATGAGCCGGTAGAGGAACGCGTAAGCGTTCATGTTCGGGTTCGGGCGAATCGTCAGGATGCGCTCGATCTGCCCGCCAACCGGCACCACACGGCCGTCCACCCTGCGGACGTGCTTAGCCCTGAGCTTCGCCCCGTTCCGGGCGATGGCGTCCACGGCTGCCCGTACCACGTCAGCCTCATATGGCTTCCCGCCCCAGGGGGTGAACACAGGGGCATAGCCGGACAGCATGCGCAGTTGGGTTATGACCCTGCCTGGGCGGAGCGCCCCGAAGACTGTCTGCAGCAGGCTCCTCCGTTCCGTCTTAATCACCACCTATCAGCGCCTTGTAGTCCTCCAGGTGCTGCTGCAGCACCGTATAGGCAATAATGAGCGCCACCGCAGGGTCGATGCGCTGGCGCTGGTTCTGCCCCTTCACAGGGCGGATGTTCTCGTTCTTGTCGACCTCGACAGCCATGTTCGTCAGGGCCCATAGGAGGACAGGGTTGCGGTTGTAGTTGATCCGCTTGCCGGCAAGCTCCGCCTTGAGCTCCTTCATCGGGGCTGAGAGCGTCTTGGCGCCCATGATCACGGGAAGGAGGTTCTTCCCCCGCTCGTACCCGAGGCGGGCCTCCATGTCTTCGACCCAGGCGGGCGAGTTCCATGAGTCGTAACCCGTCCAGTAGGCGGAGATTCCGTACTCCATGTGGAGCGTCATGAACCAGTCAGTGACGTAGCGGTAGTCGACCCGGTTGCCGGGGCAAGGTGTGATGTACCCCCTCTCGACCCACTTGTCATAGGGAACCTTGTCCTCCCTGGTCCGGGTCTCGATGTTCTCCTCCGGCATGAATCCCTGCACCAACACGTAGAAATCCGGGTCGCCCGGCTTCTTGACGATGGCCACGGCGGCGCACAGGTCTGTGGTGGCGCCCAGGTCCACCCCGCCGATGGCGTAGGTATCACGCAGATCGTCCAGGCTGAATTCCTTTTCGCAATTGGCCTGCTCAAACGTCAGCCAAGTGCCGGCCCGCGTCTCCCGGATGTTGAAGTCCTTGGTGAGGACAGTGGGCAAGAACGATGGGTCGTTCTTCGCCCGCTCGACGTTGGCGGCCAGCTCCTCATACGACTTGATGGTGCCAAGGCCAGGGTTGGCCTTCTCCCAGGCCCGGAAGTCAGTCCACTCGCTCCGGTCGTCCAGTTCATAGATGAACGCCAGGAACCGCTCATCGTCGACCAGGCCGTCAAGTACCTTGCAGGCGTAGTCGTAGATGTCGTCATAGATGCACTCGCGGACAAAGCCGGCCGTGGTGATCATCGCCAACAGCGGTTGCTCCCGGGCCGCCATCGACTGCTTCATTACGTCGTAGAGATTGCGGTCTTTGATCGCGTGAAGCTCGTCGATGATGACTCCGTGAGAGTTGAGGCCGTCCAGGCTGTTCGACTCACTGGCGAGGGGCTCGAACTTGCCGAAAATCAGGGGGAAGTACAGGTCGGTCTTGCGCTTCTTCAGGTGGGCGCGAAGGGCCGGTGACTGGTCCCGCATGTTCACAGCTTCGGTGAACACGATGCGGGCCTGGTCGCGCTTGGTCGCCACGCAGTAGACTTCGGGACCGCCCTCGCCATCGCCCACCATCATGTAGAGCGCCAGCGCAGCCATCTCGGTCGACTTGCCGTTCTTCCGGCCCTCGATGGTGAGAACCTCACGGCAGCGCCGGAGACCGGTCTCCTTGTGTACGAACCCGAAAATGGCCTGCAGCTTCGCCTTCTGGAACAGCTCCAGCTGGACCGGCTGGCCCAGCCACTTCCCTTTCGAATGCCGGCAAAACTGTTCGATGAACTCGATAGGCCGGTTGGCCGCCTCGAGGTCGAACACCCACGGATCGCGCGGGTTGTCCAGCTCCTTGATGAGCTTCTGGTACTGCTGCTTCAGGCGTTTGCAGGCGGCGACCTCACGAGACTGGATCTTCGCCCAGTACTCACGGATGTAGTTCTCGGCCACACCTACCGCCGCCCCCGCTTGATGAACGCCATCAGCTCGTCCTCACCCTGCTTCTTGGCGTCCCCGTCAGGCAGGAGGTCGATCAGCTGCTTGCAGACCGCCGCATACCGGTTGATCATCGTGTTATAGACCTTCGTGGCCGGGTGCTCCCGCTGGAATCGCTGCTCACCCTGCTCGAAGAGCTCCAGGATACCCTCCCGGTCGATGATCGCCCGGGCCTCCTCGAGCGTGGCACGCATGAACGCGGCCTCCTGAATCAGACCCTCGGCGGCCGCCTGCTTATCCTTCGGCAACTCCTTGTATAGCTTGCGAAGTCGCGTGATCTCTCGCTTGATGCGCTTAACCTTTTCGTCCTCGGTGTAAAGTCGCACCCGCAATCCCCCCTCGGATACCCCCCCTCACGTAAGAACTCGTTCCGGGGTTTTTGAAGGTAGCCGCTCGGTCAGGAAGGAGCACCCATCCGTTTCCAGATAGGGGGGGATGGGGTCTGCCCTCACCTCGGCACCAGGTTGCCATCCTCATCGAACACAATCCCCTCTGCCATGCTGGCTCCTGCTCTCATCCGGTTGTGGCACTCGTCACAGATGGACTCCAGATTGTCAGCGTCCAGCCGCAGGTCCCACCGCTCCCGCAGTTCGACCTTGTGGTGCACGGCTGTGGCAGGAGTGTATCTCCCATGACGCAGGCATTCCTGGCAGAGGCCGTGGTCCCGCTCCAGGATGAGGCGGCGCATGCGTAGCCATGCCGCACTGCGGTAGAACGCAGTGGCGTTGGGATCGCGCTCGTAGCGGTCGTAGTACCGATCTGCATCAGGGTTGCGCCGGCGCCCCTCCCGACCGGCCACGCTCTCCACCGCCCTAGTCCCTCAGCTGACGGGCATAGGCCCGTCGCTGCTGCCGCGTGATCTGCCCCCGGTTCTGGGCAAACCGACGCGCAAAGCGGTACGACTCGATGATGCTCCGGCCGGCCCGGCGGGCCAAACTCCAGGCCCAACAAAACCGCTGCCACCTCGACATGATCTGCCCTCCCTATGTACTGGGCCGCGGCGGGGCGCCAGGATGGTCCCGGCTGTCCCCCGCCTATGCATGTCAGCGCCGGGCGGCCATGGATGGCGGCCCGGCTCGTTCTGGCCCATATCTGATCGGCAGCCATGGCCCGCGGCACCTACAGGCGGACCCCACGCGGAGCGTAGGGCTTCGGTGCGTGCCGGCCAGGCCGCCGAAACGTGACTACCTGCACTTCCTTTCGTCGACGCCGCCAGAACGCATCAGCCGCTTCACCAGGTGCTCCGGCATCCTCCCGATTCTCGTCGAGAGGTGGTCTCCGTGCGTGTTCACGATGGTCGTGCACCTGCACCGCGGGCACATCAGCTCCAGGTTGGTGCAGCTCTCCACCGTGCCGAACTGCACCTCATGGCACTGCGCGCAGATGATGACGTGCTGCACAGGGCGTCACCTCCCGTATAAACGGCTGCCCCGCCGACCTGGTGGGTGATCGGCGGGGCGCAGAGAGGAGGAGGATGGGCCCGGGGAGAGGAGAGGTTACCCGGTAGCCCACGGTTACACCGTAGCACGGTTTCGGGAGAAGGAACTGACATTTTCCTGCCAGGATTCTGCCAGAATCGCTTCACCATGGAGCGCCAGGGCGATGTAGAGCAGACCCTCGTTCCGGGCCCGGTAAACCTCCCGCTCGGAGATGTTCAGGTTCTCAGCGAGCCCGACAGTCGTGTACCGCCGCACCGCCCTCGGCAGGAGATACATCTGCCGGAGGACTTCCCGCTGCGTCTCGGTGAGATCCTCCAAGGCCCGGTCAACGGTCGTGATCCAGGCCTGGAGATCCAGCATCTCCGCCCGGGTGTCCTCCAACTTCTCCACGGCCCGCAGAGTGGGATCGCCCGGGCCTGATCCGTGGCCGACTCCCTCTGAGGGTGGCGGCGACTCCAGCGGGATCTGCTGGTAGCGGAGACGCAGGTACTCGTAGCGCCGGCGGCGGTGCTGGTACTGCCGGAGCTCCCGTGCTACCTCGTCCAGAACCGACCGGTCCACCATGTACTCTCCAACTCGCACCTGGTCGCTGCTCATCATCTGCCCCTCCCCTGCACGCTGATGACCGAACGCGCTCCGTCTTTCTACAGTGCCGGAAAATGGACCTGCAAAAATCAAGGCACCGAACGCGTTCTGTGCACGTTCGGTGCCCTTGTCCTATTTCGTTTTCCGCTCATCCCCGGTCGGCAGTTCTCCGTTTGCGATCTGCTCTACCAAAGCCTCTACGGCCTTGCGGGCGATGTAGATGCGGCCGCCGCTCCGCACCGCTGGGATAATACCCGCATGAATCCACTGGTATGCCCTATTCCTGCCGATGCCGAGGATTTCCGCCGCCTCTGTGACGCTTATGAGCAGTTTCGCCTTTCGACCTTCCATCTACCAAACCGCCTCCAGAGTACCCCATATGAGGTGTCGCGCCGAGCCAGTAGAGAAGTTTTCCACCCCTGCTGCGATGTGCCTTCCGCATTCTCCACGGAATGCTGAAGGTCTGCGGCTCTCCGCTTCCGGCCAGCGTCAGGCTGACCATGTTGCCACCCAACCACTCGATGCAGGTGATAAACGCTGCGCCCTCCCAGAGTCCATACTCGTCTGCGTACCTCACCTTGACACCGCGGCATCCGGCAACTGTCTCTCTGAGGAGCGGCTCGCCGGCGTCTTTCAGCGACACCTCGTAGGCGTCGATGGACCACTCGCAGCCATCCTCGGTAAGGATCGCCTCTGACGCTGAGGCCACCGGCCGCCATGAACCGTTCGGCGCCTGCGCCAGGAGCACCATCTCAACGCGTTCCCTTTCTGGCACTCTGCGCACCTCCTCTATGAGATTGCCAGCCGCTCCTTCACCCGCTTCCACCGGCCCTCCTCCAGGATGTGACGTGTCCCGCAGGTGGGGCACACCACCTCTGTCTGGCCCTCCTGAACCGGGATCGGGGTGAAACAGGGCGGTTGCTCTTTGCGCCCGTTGAACAAGCAGATCAGCTCCATCAGCTCCATCAGCTCGCCCCCATCCGCTCCTCGTGCGGCGCCCAGGGTTCCACCCACACCCCGGTCTGCAGGGCGTCCAGCCGGAAATCACCGGTCTCCGAGGCCAGGAGCGAGTAGATGATCTGCTCCATGATGGCCTGCATCGTGGGCGGCGGAACCGCGTTGCCGATGCGCTCCCGCCAGGCCCTGTCGCTGCGCCCGGCCAGTTCGATGGGGCGCCCGTCTGGCCGCCGGGTCGGGAACCCCTGCAGGGCCATGAGCTCCAGCGTGGTCAGCGGCCGGTGCCAGGTGCCGTCCTCGGCGATGATGACCGGCGGCGGGTCGGGCCGCTCATCGTCGGCGGGGATCCGGGGATCTGCCACGCAGGAGGCGCCCTGGGCATGTACGTCGCCAGCGCCGGTGACCGCCCCGGCAGGCTGGTCCCAGTGGGTGACGGCGTAGGCGCCGTTGCGAGGGCTGCAGCCGAGACGAGGGTCTGCCACACTCAGCATGTTGCCGTTCGGGTCCCGGCCACCGGTCACCGTGAGGCCGGGCCTGTCCCATGCCTGGACGCTCAGGACTCCGGCCCGTGGTTGTCTGGAGTACCTGGGATCCGCCACGGCAGCCATCCCGTTGGAGCTGGTGACAGCCGCTGATCCAACCACCGGCCCGGCAGGGGCATCCCAGGCCCCGACCTGCATGGCGCCATCCCTCGGGGTGTGACCGATACGCGGGTCTGCGACAGCCGCCATCCCGTTGCTGCCCCTTACATCCGCCGAGCCGACCACCGTGGTCGAGGGCTCGTCCCACCGCCCTACCCGGTAAGCCCCGCGGTGCGGCTGATAGCCGAGCCGGGGATCTGCCACCGCCGGTGCCCCGCTGCCCAGCCTGTCGCTGCCGGTCGCGGTTCCTGCAGGTCCGTCCCACCGCAGGACCCGGTACTTGTTGGTGTGCAGGCCGTTGCTCTCCGGGACGATGCTGTACTTCCCGGCTTCGATACCCTGTAGCGCCCGCCAGTCTCCGCCGGCCGGGATCAGCGCCAGCCGGACCCAGGTCAGCCACTGGAGCCGGGGTAACCTGTGCATCGGGCCACCGGCGGGATCGTCCGGGAGTGGCAGCTCGCTCAGCACCTCGCCGATGGCCCGGACCCGCTGCCGCGGCGGGTGGTACAGGTAGCTGCTGACCTTCGCCGGGTTCCGGGCCACCAGCAGGTACCGCCGGCGGCGCTGGGCCAGGCCGCCCAACTCCCCGCAGTCGTGGTGGCGCTCGTCGAACACGTAGCCATAGGCGGCCAGCAGGCCCTTGATCTCCCGCAGGAACCGCTTTCCTCGGGTGGCGATCCTGGGCACGTTCTCGAACAGGATGAAGGCCGGTAGGTTGTGGCGCCATGCCTCGAGGGTGAGGAACACCCCTCGGAAGGTGAGCTTGTTAAGCGCCTGGTACTTCCGGCTGCTGCTCCGCTCCTGGCTCAGCAGGCCGCTAAACCCCTTGCAGGGAGCCGTGATGATCACCACGTCGGGGTCCTGCCCCTGAGCGGCCGCCCGGAGATCCTCCGGCGTCGCCTCTCGCCAGTCGGCCGGCGGCTCCACCCCCCACCAGTCGATGTACTGCTGCCTGTCGAACAGGTCCAACTGCGTGGCCTTGACCCCGGTGAGCATCTCGAAATCAGCGCAGGCGTCCGGGTCGCTGTCCACGCTCCCGATGATCACCGCCCGGCCCCGGAGGCCCCGGTACTCTGCCGAGGCCATCTGTGCTCCCAGGGCGCCGCCTCCCATGCCGCCGAACAGGCAGAACACGGTGTACTCCTGGTCGATGTTCACGAACTGCTGCACTCTCTCACCCCTCACAGTGCGAACGTCATCTGTCTGGCCCCCGGCCTCTCAGCCTGTGTCTGCATCAGCTCTGGCCGCGGCCTCCACCACTGCCGCGGGCGCCGGCACCTCTCGGTGGCCACCGTGAATCTGTGCCCATGCTGATGGGTGCAGACCGTCTCATCTCCCGGCCCGCGTGGCCTGGCGAGGGCGCATGTCCCGCATGTCCTCTCCATCCTCTCCAGCCTCCTCTCAGGGCTCCACCGCGCAGATATGGCAGGGGCTGTAGCCTGGCATCCCGGAGCCGCTCCGGTTCTTCGGCCGCACCTTCAGGGTCAGCGGTTCGGCCTCCGCCCCCTTCCTCACCACCTGCCGGCAGCGGCGGTCCCGGTGGTAGATGCCCGATCCCTCCACAACGTAGACCGTCATGTACCGCTGGCCGATGGCGAGCGCCCCCTCATGGTGGTGTATCCCGATCTCCTGGAGGCCCGCCGGATCAGGCCGGCCTCCAGGAGGTGCTGCAGGTGGACATGCACCGTTGACGTGCTGTGCAGGCCGGCCCGGTCTGCGATCTCCCGGGTTGAGGGACCGTAGCCTAGCTCCGTCTCCAGGCTACGTATCGCCTCGTACACCCGCTGCTGCGCCGGTGTCGTGGTGGCTCACCTCCTCGATGAGGCGGCGGATCCCGGTCTCATAGTGGTCCACCCGCTCGCGAAGGCGGCGGTTCTCCTCCTCCCTCTCACGGAGGAGGGAGAGAAGGAACGGCACGTCACGCTGATAGGCCGCTGACGAGACACTGAGTATGGCATGACCGGCCAGTTCAGCGAGGTTCCCCTCAATCTCCCGCAGCCTCTGCTCTACCTCGTCGGCCGCGTCATTCCGCACCGGCTCTGGCTCGCTGTGCAGGCCCGCTACGGCCCGCTTGTACTCGGCGCTTCGCGTGTACCTCGTCTTGCACTTCTTCGAGCACACCTTCACCACAGGGCGCCCGTCTTCGATGTCTGCCAGCGAGCCGAACCACTGCCATTCAGGACCCCATGGGCCCTCCGTGCCGCAGACGGAGCACGTGTGCAGCCTCTGCTCTACCTCGTTAGCCCGCAGGTCCTTCTCAGGCATCGCTGTCACCTCCCGCCGCGAGGGGGAAGGTCCGTCACCGTCGCACTTAGGCGATCCAAGTCGAAGTCCACGTCCTTCCCCCAATCCTTTCGATAGCCGGCGGCGATCTTGTCCACATCAAGCTCGCCCTTGCTCACCGCGCCGCACCGGCGCAACTCGTCGTAGACCAGGACAGCCTCAGCGATCTCCTTGGCGGTATACCGCCTCACCGTAGGCCAAGTCACCTCTGCCCACCTCCCATCTGCTGGCGCCCTGTCCCCAGCGCCCGCAGGCAGTCCGGGGACTCCAGAGCGGTTCCCATGCGGATCCTAAATGTGCCGCTGTCTCGCACCTCGAACACCCACGGACCGGGCGTGTGCTTGCTCATCAGCCGCTCCTCCTCTCACGCTTCGCTCGCCAGAACTCGGCCTCTACCTCGTGCGACAGCCTGCGCAGCGGTCGCGGCAGGCGGTACACTGTGATCAGGGCATCAGTGTCGTCATCGACCTGCTTGAACACGTAGACCGTAGCCTGGTGCAGTTTGAGAACGGCAGGCTCCTCGTTCATCGCCCAGGCGCAGTCCAGAAACATGCGCAGCGGTCCCGGTGGGATCTCCTCTCGGCGGATGCAGTTCTGGTGCACGTGCTCGGCCAGCACACGGAGGTTCGTCCCGTTGAGCCGCTGGGCCATGCGCTCCTTGGCGTGCTTCGTGATGTGGAGCCTGCGCATGCTACCCGCTCCTCCTCTCGAATCCACCGTAATGGGCCCAGACTACCTTGCGCACGACCTCGCCAACCGTCATGCCATCCATGATCACCGGCATGCAGAGCCACTCCCGCCAGATCACCCGGCGCATCTCTCGGATGAGTGGCTCCAGGCAGATCATGTCCTCCCGGTCCCAGAACTGCACAGGGATTCCGCAACGGTACATCGCATGGTGCAGGCTGGTGAGTACCGCCCGCTCGGTGCAGTGGCGCATCCTCGGTGGCCTGACCATCAGTCTCCTGCTCATGCCGACATCGCCTCCCGGCGCCGGTTTAGCTTTCGCCTGGCCCTCCAGATGGCGTTGTCGATAGCCTTCGGCGTCTTGCCCAGGGCCCTGGCAATCTCGACGTAGCTCTGCCCGTCGGTAACCCTCAGCAGGGCGTCACGCTCAAGGGCACTCATGCCCTGGCACACGCCCAGAAGGAGGAGACGGGTCTCGTGGATCTCCTCCTGTCGGAGCAGGTACTCCTCCGGGTCGCCATCATCTGCCTCCACCAGGTCGATCAGAGCCAGCGGCCGCTTATCGGCCCATGGTGCCGGAGCATCCAGCGATGCGGCGTCGTTCAGGAAACTGTGCTTGACTCGGTTGGCCGCTTTCAGCACAGCGATCAGCTCCCGCCGGATGCAGAACGCTGCCCAGGAGCGGAACAACCTCACCACGTCGGGCCTCCAGGAGTCCACCGCCTCTGTGTAGCCGATCATGCCCTCCTGGGTGAGGTCGTCCAGCTCGTAGCCCGGTGCAAACCAGCCACGTTGGCAGATGATCGCCCTAACCAGCGGATACCCGGCCGCAATCAGGTCGTCCCTCACCGGCTCTCCGGCGTGATACCGCTCGGAGAGCTCGTCTATGCGCTGCGCCCATGCTGTCGGCACAGGATCACCTCCCGGATGGGAACCTGGAGCGGCCTGCAGTCCCCGTACATCAGCCGGGCGTCGCCCGGGAACAGCCGCCGCTGGATCTCACGGAGCCGGGCAAGGCGCCGCTCCTCTGGTGTCAGGGTTCGTTCCTCTGCTCTCTCCATCGTCACAGCCTCCCGATCAGGGTGGTCTGCGTCCGGCACAGCCGGCGCTTGCTGATCTCGATGTACTCCGGGTTGAGCTCCACGCCCCAGGCGATGCGCCCATACTGCAACGCTACCTGGCCGGTAGTGCCGCTGCCCCAGAACGGGTCCAGGACGATGCATCGGCCGCTGCCGTCGTTGGCCTCGCAGGAGCAGGTGGGTTCCCAACCAACCGTTCCGCCTCGTTCATACCGCGGTCCCTGCCCAACATTCGACTTCGGTTCCGCCGTCTTACCCTTCGTAAAGGAGCTGCCCTTGTAAGATGCTGGATTGTCCACGGCAACCTTCTGCAACACTCTCCGCCACGGGGCCCCGCAGTGGGGGCAGGCGTACGGGGATGTGCCGGCCAGAATGCAGAGCCGGGGCAACTCCTCAGGGAACGTGGCGAAGTGGGCCTCGGGGAAGGGTTGAGTGGGAATCGTCCAGACGCTGCGCTTGTTGCGGCCGTATGCGGCTGTGCTCCCAGAAGCATCGTTCTTCCGACCTTTCTCGCGCCCGGCTCTATGGAACGATCCGTGGCCCCCCGGACCGGTATCCCATCCATCGGGGAACTTCGTCTTGCTCGGGTCCCACGCACTCGGTTCCCTTATGGCATCGGCGTCGTAGTAGTAACTGGCCGACTTGCTCAGCAGGAAGATGTACTCATGCGACCGGGTTGGTCGATCCTTTACGGACTCTGGCATGGCATTAGGCTTATGCCAGATGATGTCGGATCGCAAATACCATCCGTCTTGCTGGAGGGCGAAGGCGAGGCGCCACGGAACGCCGATTAGGTCTTTAGGCTTCAAACCTTCTGGGGTATCAGGCCGTATCGACATAGCACGGGCCTGGTTTTTCTTATCGGGTGCCCGCCAGGTACGGTCGCCACTGGTGTAGCTGTCGCCGATATTGAGCCAAAGCGTCCCGTCCTTGCGGAGCACGCGCCTGACCTCGCGGAACACCTCGACCATAACAGCTACGTACTCCTCGACGGTGGGCTCCAGGCCGATCTGCCCAGCGACGCCGTAGTCGCGCAAGCCGAGATAGGGCGGGCTCGTCACAACGCACTGAACGCTGCTGTCCGGCATCTGCCGGAGGGCATCCCGCACGTCGCCCTGCCAGATCGCCAGGTCTGGCGCCAGGTCTAACCGAGTTGCCAACCTCCTACCCCCTCCGCAGCCCCCGGGCCACGGTGCTCGCCGTCTGCGCCACCATGGCGGCCAGCGAGGCCACCGAGGCCCACAGCACCGGGCCCAGCCTGATCATCATCGGCATCGTCCGCATCGTGTTGACCGCCGCCGTCTGCATCTGAATCACGATGGTCCTCCTCCTCCCGCTCTCCGACGCCACTCGTAGTAGCCGTGGCGTCTCAGTTGGTCCTGTACGTCCCCGGCCTCCAGCCGCCGGCCGAGACCGATGGCGAGGGCATGCAGACTCCGTTTGCACTGAATGCCCTCTGGTGTCTGGTCCAGCCAGGTGCTCAGCCACCAGCAGGCCGGGAGGTTGTTCCAGTCCTCGTTCCGGTTCCGCTCGTCTCCGCGTCTGATGATGTGCGCCCGGGAGATCTCCCCTCGGCCGGCGTTGCAGCCACACACGCAGGGCAGTTGGTGGGTTGCCCGCTCCTGCCGGCGGTCGGCCGCTCTCAGGCGGCGCCCCCGGCGGCCTATCCGGGCCAGGGTGCTGGCGGAGCGGAGCCGGCCTGTCCGCTGCAGGGGCCTGCGCCTCGTCAGAGCTCCCATCCCCAGACCCCCTTCCCTCCGGCCGTCTTCCCGAGGTACTGGGCGCCGGCACCACGGTACAAGCCGCCATCGTGGCCCATCGCCTGGTCAGAGAAGGTGAGCAGCCACCGGGGCCGCCAGAGGACCCGCCCGGCCACCACCTCTGCCCAATCGGTGCCCTGCCGCATCCGCCGGGCCACCTCCAGGGCCTCCAGCGGGCTCTCCAGGCCGAGCGCCGCCGGGATGCCCGCCGGGAGGGCATAGCGGATCGTCACTGCCGCAGCCGGGTACCATGGGTGCGGTACCGGGCGAAGCGCTGGAAGGTCCAGGTAGTAGTGCCGGCGGATCTGCCGGACCCCGATGGGGTCGGACTGGCCCCGGCCCAGGTAGTGGATCTCCCGCCAGACTCTCATCACCCGGCGGATCTCTGCCGGCGTCCGGGCCACCCGGAGGCACTGCCGGACCATCCGGTGAACCTCACCGCGGCTCATCGGGTTGAACATCAGCCGGCCGGTTCCACCAAGGTAGGCCGTCTCAGACAGGGCGATGGAATGTCTGGAACCCTCCCACTGCGGGAGCGCCGTTGCGTTCATCAGATCGCCCCCGATGCGCGAACCTTTTGTCACCCATGGTCAGTCGTAGGTCTTGAACACGTCCTCGTAGTAGCTGGCATCCTTGGGCTCCCGCCGCAGGATCACGTTGGAGGACCGAGGCGGTTGCCGACCGCCCCTCTCCCTGGCGGGAGCGTCCCGGGCCCGCTGCTGCTTGCGCCTCTCGAACTCGGCGTCCAGCGCCTCCACATCCGCCACGGTCTGCACCCGCTGCTCGACGTAGGTCTCCAGGATGCGGAGGCAGTACTTGAGGTCTCGGGCGCCGGCCGCCAGGGTCTTGTCCACGGCGGTGCGGATAACCGGCCACGGCAGTTGGTCCTCGTACTCGAGGAACTCCCGGTACCGTTCACCGGAGAGTATCCAGTCGGGCCGGACTCGGGCGATGAGGGCGAGGCATTCCGTTCTGGGGTCGGGGGCCTCGCTCTCGTCGCGCGCGGGCGCGTGATCATCATCATCAGGAGAGGTAGTGTTAGGTACTGTACTGTTGGCAGAATCCGAGTTGGTTCCGGGTAGATTCCTGGTAGATTCCGGCAGATTCTCGGCAGATGTTCCCGGCGGAAGCAGCGTCATTCCGGCCTCTTTCGGCCGCCGTCTCCCCTTGCGGGAGTTGCAGCCCCTGCAGGAAACCACAACGTTTTCCAGGGTGTTCGGGCCCTCCGGGTCGACGTGATCATAGGTGCCGCCTGCGGCGCTCTTTCTGTCTCGCCAGTTGACCCGCCGCCCGCAGTACCTGCAGAGGTCCCCGTCCCGCCGTTTTACCTCGGCCGTCAGAACCGGATCATCATACAGGTCGCGCTTCCGCTTGCTGCGCTCGTTGTTCAGCTGGCGCTGCTCCATTAGGCGCCCAGCATAGTCCATCCAGTCGTGGATGCGGAGGGACTCTCCATCTCGGTCCACGTACCCCGAGGTCACCATCGCCTCCACGAACTGCTCCGGGTCGCCAGGCCAGTCCGCCGCCCTGGCGATCACCCGGGGCGTGAGGTGCCCGATCTCGCCGTCCTGGGCGTTGTCCAGGGCCCATGTCCAGAGCCGGGCCATGTGCGCCGCAGCGTAGGTCTCGGAGATGCCCAGCAGGTCGGCCAGCAGCATCGTCTTTCGGTTGTCCCAGACCGTCTGGTAGAGCGGAATCCAGGCCATACGGCCGCCCCCTCTGCTACATCCATCCGATCCACCGGGCCAACGCCGGCGCCCCGATCTCGATGAGCCACGTCACGGTGACCCATAGCCCGATCAGCATCATCACCACGGCCAGGCCGTCCAGCGCGCGCCACCTGAGGTCCCGGAGCTCTCTGGCGGCCCGGGAGAGTAGGTTGCGACGGCCGACGCTCATCCGCATCATCAGGCCGCACCCCCCAGATGCTGGCGCAGGTCGTCCACAGTGAGGCCGTTGTCCAGCTGGATCATGGTGCCCTGTGAGCCCAGCGAACGGCTGCGCAGGATGCCAGACGCCTCGAGTTGGCGGATCAGGCTGATGGCGAGGCCACGGCTGACGCCGATCCGCTCCGTGATATGGCTGAGCACGACGCGGCCTCCGGTGGGCTCCGGCATCGCGTCCAGGAGTGCGTCCAGCACCTGCCGCTCCGAGTAGGTGAGGTTGCGCAGGGTGAACTCCACGACGCGCTGTGCGATCAGGGATCCCACATCGGTGAGCAGCTGTACCAGGTCACCGGTGACGGCCGTTCCGTCCTGTACCTGACGGACGGCCTGCTCAATACGCTCTTGCAGGGTGGTCATGCTCGCTCTCCTCTCCTCTGTGATCTGCGGCGCCCCCGGCCCTCGCTGAGCTTCCAGACCCGGATCACCTGGTCCAGATCCCGGCCGGTGCGGCGCCACGCCGTGGCCCACTCGATAGCGGTTGACTCATCCATTCCGGCCCGCAGCAGTTTCCGGGCCACCTGAGTGGGAACCTGAGCCGCCTGCACCACCCGGCTGGTCATGAGCGAGAACGCAACTGAGTCCATCCTCATGTCCGATCACCCCCGGGCATCACCAGGGCACGTCCTCATCGTCGCCGGGCGTGGTCTCCGTACCCATCGGAGGAGCCTGTCCACCGGCGTTGTCCTCCTGCTGGTTGGCCCGCTCGAGGAACCGCACCGTGGTGGCCACCACCTCGGCACGCTCCCGCCTCTGGCCCTCCTCGTTGGTCCACTGGCGGATCTGCAGGCGGCCCTGCACGGCGACCAGGCGGCCCTTCTGGAGGTAGTTAGCACAGGCCTCGGCCTGTTTCTCCCACGTGACCACGTCGATGAAGTCCGTTTCCTTCTCGCCCTGGTGGTTCACTGTGCCGCGGTCCACCGCCAGCCGCATGTTGGAGACGGCCTTACCCGACTGCGTGTACCGCAGCTCCGGATCCTTGGTGAGGCGGCCGATCAGGATCACTGAGTTGAGCATGTCGATACCTCCTGATCCCGCCGCCGCTGTGCGAGCGTGATCACCCTGACCCTCCTGCGGGGGAGGTTCCGTGTCCGCTGCACCAGGTCGGCGAGTTTCGCCCGCTCCCGCTCCACCTCGCGGGCGCCGATCCACCCGATCTGAGTTGCCCAGCCCTCCGGCCAGTCCGTGAGGGCCCGCTCGGCCAGGGCGACGATGGCGGCCTCGACGATCTCCCTATCGTCCGGCGCCAGGAGCCCCATGCCGTCAGATGCGTGGTAGAACCGGCGGATCTGATCCATGAGCTCCCGGGTCTGAGGGAGGAGCGTTACCCGCAAGGCGGGCAGTCTGCTCATGGCGAGCCCGCCTCGATCCGGGACAGCCGGGGCTCCCCACCATCCAGGCGCCAGCCGATGGCCGGGAGCGTGTCGGTGTCGACTTGGGCGTACATGGTGATGCAGCCGACGGAGATCGTGACCCGCCAGTGACCCGGGCCCAGGAGTCGCGGCTTCTCCACCGACACACCGGGCAACCGGCTGATGCGGATCAGGTCTCGGGGATGGACGTGCATCTCCGTGCGCAGGTGGCATACCCCCCTCACGAACACAGACCAGACACCCAGCCGCTCCAGTGTCGCAGCGGCCTGCTGCAGAGCGACCAGATCCTCCTGGCTCCACTGGTGCCTCTCAGCCACGGGTCCTTCCCCCTCTCCTCGAACTTTTCGGACAGGTTGATGCCTCTGAACTACGAGGCCCGCTTGAACAGGGTGGCGGCCAGGTTGTAGAGGGTCTCGATGTGCCCGAGCTCCTCGGCAACGTCCAGCGCCCCCTTGCGGTGCGTCGCCCTGGCCTTCAGGTCGATGTGGTAGCGGTCCCGGAACTCCATGTACAGGCGGTCCCAGATCACGTTCACAGGAACGCCGGTCTGGAGTGCGTAGGCCCGGATCAGCCGGTTGAGCAGGGCCCGTTTCGTGATGTCCGCCGGCGGTGCCGTGGGCTCGGGAAGCGCCTGCAGGTGCTGTTCGGCCTCCTGCTGCCGGGCCTCGATGGCGCCCACCCGCTGCTCGACAGCTGCGAGGCGGCGCTCCTGCTCCACCAGGGCCTGGGCCATGACCAGGGCCAGCTGAGCCTGGGACGGGGCCGCGCTCGGGGCGATGTAGGTGCCGGTGCTTCGGATCGCCGGCAGCACGTCGTGGACGATCCACCGCTTGAACGCCTTAGCCTCCGGTTTCCGCGACCGCAGGATTAGCGAGTAGAGCCCTGGCTCGTTGACCACCAGCATCTCCTGCTGGCCGGAGGGGGTGTCTACTAAACACCTCCCCCTCTCGTCCTCGTCCAGGTAGCGGACCGAGTCCTGAGGCCGGCCGATCCCGAGGATGTCGCACACGTCGGCCGCCACCCACCACGGCTTACCGTCCCGCATGACGATGCGGACCTGGTGCCCCTCGAACCCGAACTGCATCAGCTCGTTCATGCGGTGCGCCCCTCCTCGACCGTCACCATCTGACTCATCCGCTCCTTCAGGGCATCAACGGGAACCCGGGTGGACCGGGGACCGAGCCGCACCACGGGTAGTACGCCAGTCCTGACCAACTGGTACGCCTTCCATCGGCTCACCCCAATCATCCGGCCAGCCTCCTCGACCGTGACGAGTAAGGGCTGCTGGGTCGTGGTGTCAGGCACTCAGGAACACCTCCTCTCTACCCCGTCCGTTTCTCGCGCTGTGAAACTATCGGGCATGAAAAGATGTTCCTGGCGCACGCCGAGTACCTCGGCGATGCTCTGAGCCAGATCCGGCGTGACTGGGCGCTGTCCCGACTCGATCATGCTGAGTCTGCTAGCCAAGATTCCAAGCCTATCCGCCATGGCGGTGAGGCTGATTCCCTTGGCAAGCCGAATGCGTCGAAGAATTGTCTCAGCCATCGGGTAATCCCCCTTTGTTTCACGTCATGTGAACCTCTCGGCTCTCATGTTACCTTCACGCAGCGTGAATGTCAAGAGGGGAATTTCGATTTTGTGAACTCGTCTTCGGATGACTTCACGTTTTGTGATAGGATGGGGCGCGAAGGTGGTGAGCTTGTGGTATTTGCCAATCGTCTAAAGGCAGCGCTTGCCGCAGCCGAGAAAACGCAGCGCGATGTGGCGAGACTTCTTAACGTGGCCGAATCCACGGTGTCCCAGTGGGTGAGCGGCAAGCGCTTACCTGATCTCCCCACCGCTGCTAAACTCGCATCACTGCTGAATGTCTCAGCCGATTACCTGATGGGGCGTACCGACGATCCCCAGAGTGTGGCCCAGACCATACCTGATGAGGCGCCAAACGACGAGCTCTACGTGGTCTTTCGGGGTAAGCGCCAGGAGCTGAGCCCGGAGTACAAGCGGGTTTTGATCGACATGATGGAGGCCGCCAATCGGCGGCTTCGCGAGGAGCAGGAGAAGAAAAAATAGCCAGTCGATGCACTCGGTTGGCTATTTTTGTATTGGTTTCATGAATGTGTTATCACTCTACGCGGAGGGCTGTGCATGGAGCACAGGTTTATCCAACTGGATGAGTCTTTTATGGATGGCCTCAAGCGCTCGCTTGACGCATTCCGTCGCTGGTGCTCAGAACGAGCCGATGGGCTGAAGGAGTTCGAAGATCGCTTCCTTGTGCCAACACAGGTGTCCCCTTTGTCCGCAAATCTTTTCGGCGAGACTATGGGTCGGATTGAGGACGAATGCGGACGTGGCGCCGCCACGCTAACTTCCTTCATGCTCCTCTTGAACGGTCATCGACACCCTCAAGTGACTCCTCTCCTGCGCGATGAAGAGATCGAAACGTTCTCGAGGTGGAGCCGCCTGTATACCCTCACACTTGCGCAAGCCTTCGGCTATCGGTACGGACCTAATGCACTGGCTTCGATATTCTACAGCTTTGAGTCCCCTGAACCGTGGCTGGAGATTCTACGAGCCGATGGTGCTAGGCTTCGGTTATCGGCAGATCGCTACACGATCTTCAGTCTTGTGGAAATGGTTGCCGATGCTCTATCAGCATTCGCTAAAGTGAATCCCATCCCGCCGGGTGATCCGGATCAAGTAACCCTGAAGTACGCTCACGCTATACTAAGCGAGATTATTGGGGAGGACTAGTACATGATGGAGGAAAAAAGGCTGCTGTTGCCTTATAATGAGTATGGAAGGGCTCTCTCTGTGGTTCGTGCTGTCAAAGGAACACGCCACGAGCCACCGGGGGAAGGAGATGATCACATGGCCGAGGTCAACTGGCAGGATCGCTACCTGCAGACGCTGGAGGCCGATGTCCGCGAGATTAAAGCGGACTTCCGGGCCATGCGTAGCGAGGTCAAGTCCGATATCGCCCAGTTTAAGGACGACATCGCCACCTTAATCAAGCAGAGCATGGACCAGCTCCACCACCTGGATACTCAACGCCGAGAAGATATTTCCGAGGCACGCAAGGAAATTGCCTCCATTCGAGAAAGCGTTGAGGCCACCAATAAGTGGATCATCGGCTTGGTCATCACGACTATTGCGGCCATCGCGGCCATGGTGCTCACCGTCGTCCTTAGATAAGACCGGTCAGGAAGAGCCAGCTGTTCAGCTGGCTCTTTTTTGTGACCCTCCAAACTGATACGGCAGGAACTGTCCTCTCTTTGGCGAACGTATGTTCGTTGAAGGGAGGTTGTTTCTCGGATGGTTGTCCTCGAAACCGACCTCGACATCAACCCCCCAGCAGACGTAGCGCTCTTCTGCCTCACCGAACTTGGACTCCAGCCCCCGATCCACGTGGTCACCGTTGCCCGAGCATGCGGAGTTCCCGTTCTGCCGCTGCCGCCCGGAGGTCCGCTAGACGTTGACGCCTGCCTGGCCTACCACCCGCCCGACTGTTGGGCCATCTTCGTGGCGCCAGGCCGTGGGCATGGTCGTCGGCGTTTCAGCATCGCCCACGAGCTGGGGCATTACCTCCTCCACCGCGACCTGATTGCGGCCGGCATCCCACTGGGCCCGGAACATGAACGAGAAGCCAACGAGTTCGCTGCAGAACTCCTGATGCCTGAAGAGGTAATCAGGCGGACAGCAATGAACCAGTTGGAGGAACTCAAACATCGTTTCCTAGTGAGCGGAGGCGCCCTGCAGGTGCGGCTCGAACGCTTAGGCGTCCTACCACGCGCTTCCGCCGGTACACGGCCGAACATGGTTGGAGGGGATCGCCAGTTGATCCAGGGGCCGAAGGCGCGGGCACATACCTAGAATTGCCAGAGGCTGTTTGCGTGTTGCATACTGGAGGTGAGGAGGTTGGCGCGCGGGTCGATATACCAGCGCTGCAAGAAGTGCCGCAAGACCCTGCGGAAACCCGCTCGTGGCCCGGGCAAACCTCGGTGTCCACAGTGCGGCGGTACCGAGGGGTTCTGGGTGGGGGAAGTGACGCTCGGCAAGAGGGCCGATGGCCAACGTGACCGCCGAACGTTTTATGGCGAGACCCGTGAGGCTGTTGAAGAGCAGATCACCAGGGTGTTGGCCGATGCGCAGCGCGGAATCCTCACCGACCCGACCCGGGAGACCGTCGCGCAGTTCCTGGAACGGTGGCTCCGGGATGTAGCATCGCACACCGTGCGCCCGGTGACGCTCCAGAGCTACATGGACACGGTTCGGCCGCACGTGCTGCGGCACCCCATCGGCGCCGTCCCGTTGGCCCAGCTGACGCCGATGCACCTGCAGCGGCTCTATGCGGAGAAACTGGGTGAGGGGCTCAGCCGGCGCACCGTCCAGTACATTCACAGCATCCTGCACAGGGCACTGGACCAGGCAGTGCGATGGAACATCCTGGCGCGCAACCCAGCAGATGCTGTTGACGTTCCCCGCCCGACCAGGCGAGAGATGACTACCCTCTCCCCAGAGCAGGCGCAGCAACTGGTGCAGGTGCTCCAGGACGATCCCCTCGGCCCCCTGTATCTCACGGCGTTATACACCGGCGCTCGCCGCGGGGAGCTGATCGCGCTGCGCTGGCAGGATGTCGACCTGGAACGAGGTACCATCCAGATCACGAGAACCGCACAGCGCATCCGTGGAAAAGGTGTGGTGTGGTCTGAGCCCAAAACAGCCAAGTCACGGCGGATGATCGTTCTCCCCGACGGCGCCGTCGAACTGTTGTGGACGCATCGCAAGCGGCAACTCGAACAGCGCCTCCGGATGGGGCCCCTCTACGAGGACCATGACCTCGTTTTTGCGAGGCCGGACGGCAAGCCTTACAACGCCGAGCACGTGACCCAGCACTTTGCCTTGATCGTCAAGCGGGCCGGCCTGCCGCACATTCGCCTGCACGATCTTCGCCACACGCACGCGACCTGGCTGTTGCAACAGGGCGTGCATCCAAAGGTCGTCGCCGAGCGTCTGGGTCACTCGACCACCATGGTAACGATGGACGTCTACAGCCACGTCCTGCCGACGATGCAGGTAGAGGCAGCCAGGACCATCGACAGGATGTTTGATAGCGGAGGCAACGACCCGGCCAGTCAGTACAGACACAGTACAGGCAACCACACCTAATTCTAGCCATCTCCTGCAACCTAACCTGAATGCGCCGAACCCGAAAACCCGCATGAGATGGGCATTTCGCCAACACCCTAACACCCACGCAACCGTCGGGATCCGACTCAAAATCGAGTGGGGTAACCCCCCGTGCGGGTTCGAGTCCCGCCTTCGGCACCAGATCGCAGGAGGGCTGCAGCGGGAGACCGCTGCAGCCCGCTTCGCGCCTCCAGCATGATTGACCCCCCAGAGGAAACACGGAAGGGTAAACGTGCTATCCGGTCTATACAGTAGACTAAAACATATCCACACAACCGGATCTGATGCTGGTACACTAAGGTGGTAGTACGCGATCAACGGGCCGGTGATGAAGCGCTTGCCCGAGTTGGAGGGAGTTCTCCATGCCACACATCCTGGTTGCCGACGACGACCTCGACATCGCACGCCTGGTTGAATTCCAGCTGAAGTACAGCGGGTACCAGGTAACCCTGGCCCACGACGGCACCACGGCGCTGAGCCGTGCGCGCGACCACAGGCCGGACCTGATCCTGCTGGACTGGATGATGCCAGGTCTTGACGGGATGGAGTGCCTCACGGCGCTCAAGGCCGACCCCTCCCTGCGGCATATCCCCGTGATTCTCATGACCGCCCGCGCCCAGCAGGGCGACGTTCAGGCCGGAATCGCCGCCGGCGCAGCCGCATATCTGGTGAAGCCCTTTGACCTGGAGCAGCTCATCCACGCCGTGAAGGAGGCCGTGGGATGAACCAAACGCCCTACCGCTGGGACACCGGACTGCGGGTGCGGGTCTTCGGCCTGCTCCTCTTCCTGCTCTCGCTGCTGGTGGGGTTGGGCATCGTCCTCACCATCACCTACAATCAACTCAACTCTTACCGGGAAAGGGCTGAGACCAGCCAG